AGCCCAATCCTTAGCAGTCCGAGATGAACCAATATCAATTGTATAAAGATCAATAAGGGCGTCACTTTTAAATGTCATGATCCAAACCCCCTGGTTTCCTTGATGAGTTCGGAATCAAGATTTTGGGGCCTGTTATACGAAGTGTTTTTACCCTGAAAATTTTCATATATGAAGTCAGGAGTACCACCATCGTAAAAAATAAAATCCAAGGGGCCTCCACCTGCTTTGTTGTATTTGTCTAGAACATTTTTATATTCGTTGATTACAGGGCCAACCTGAAGGTTGTAGTCAGTCCCAGCGGCGTTCATTACCTGAAGTTGTTGAGGAGAATATCCACTTTTACGTTTCCACGCTATGGGTACTTCTCCGAATCCCTTGAATACATCAGATACTCTGACGAAGCCAGGATCCTCGTCATCATCGTCAAACCTGTAAAAATTTTTGCTTGATAAAGAACTAGTCCTGAAAGCTTTTAAATCGTCATACAGTGTATCTGCATTTCCTTTACCGCGACCTACGTGGTAATTTAATACATCACTGGAAATTACATAATCAATATTGCCATCGTCATCTTCCTCACCTTCTTCATACCTTTCAGTAGAATATCCCTCCGTTATACCCATATTGGTGAATGTATTATGGACAAACCTGAAGACACCAGTGGCATTTTTTCTAGAGGGACCTACGCTATCAAAAGTAGATTTAAAATCATATACTGATAGACCACTAACCAACTCCGCATACTTCCTTTCTACATCACCGCTTGATTTATTGAAATCGCCAAAATCTAATTGATCAAACCCTTCTCTGCGTCTTTCATACCAATTGCTCTCTGCACGATCAACAGCATTTGCAGCATTTATCAATGTTTGGTATGAGGGATTAGCTGGATCTAATCCTGCAAGACTTATTTTGTCGTCGTAATAGCGTCCCATAGCAATTTAAATAACTAACCCGAGAATGCCTCCCTGAGGGCAAACGTGAATTGAAACTTGTCAGAAGCGGGCAAGCTTACAAGAGAGTATTTGTTGTCTACAAGGCGAAACCTAACGACCTCATTAGTAATAAAGGGGGGCAATCCATTGGATTTACTGACCTTGAAGAAATCGCCAGCACAGACCTGATCTAATGAATCCTTCAGAGTAAGTGCTTCAGAAAGAGTAAAAGGAATAGTGGTGATATTGTACTCGCGAACTTTTGTATTTATGCCGTCCTTAGCGATTTGCTCATAGCCATCGCCAAATCCAAACTTACGCACACGGTGAGAAGTGGTCTCTTCAACACCCATAATTAGATCAATAATTAAATTTTGATCTGCCATATTTAACGTCCCGAATAGAGAAGCCCACCAGAGCGGCGCTCGTCCATAATCACCTTACGAACAGCGGTATCAATTGCTCTGCCTAGTTTAGCGGCACCGTCACCACTAGAGGAACTTGTTTCTCCATTAGTAGCGACATTTACGGTGACATTACTGGTGACATTGCCACCTGCAGCGCCTCTCATGTCGACTGGAATTGCCTTGCCGTTGGGTAGAGGTACAACTGCCTCATTCATGCCTCCCTCGCCGATCAGGGCGGTTGTGGGGCCTGTCACGATGCCACCCTTGGCTAGTTGAGGAATACCGAAGTTGGGACCGAACGTGCCGAACTTCGAGCCGAATGCATTTTGAATGGTGCCACCACCATCACCTAAACCGACACCGCCAGGCATTCCACCGAAGCCACTACCGCCCATAAAGCCCAAGGCTGCCTTAAGCAGATTTATAACAATCAACTTCGCAATAATCTGAGCTGCCATCTGCAGGAAAGCTTTGCCGACGTTCTGGAAGAACTGACCGAATGCTTGAGAGGCGGTAAGAGTTCCATCAACCACACCCTGAATTGCAGTCCCAATACTCTGCTCAATTGTTGAAGCAATATCCAGAATCCTGCCTTGGATGTCTGACACAAACTCCATCGAGGTATTGATGTAATCGCGAATCTTGTTAGTACCTTCCTCCTGCGCCGCTGTTAACTGATCAATAGCATTTTTAGCATTCTCTGCTTCGGTTTTGACCTGAGAGATTGCATCTGCATTTAAAACTGTATCGGCATTCAATTGTTTTAATTGAACACCAGCTTGTCTATCGATTTCAAGCTTTGCCAGCTCGCCCTGGAGCACCTCAGGCGATACACCCTGAGCAAGAAGCTCATTTCTTTTTCGCAGAGCTGCAACTTGAATTAGTGTCTGCTGAGTCTGCTGCCTGAAGCCCTCTGTGGACTGTTGAGCTACGTTTTCTTGGATGTTGCTCAACATCGTTGGAGTTGATGCTTGGAAATTACTCAGGTTTTTCTTCGCCCCTGTCAGCTCTGCTTGAGCTAAAGAAACGCCTCCTTCTGCTCTTGCACGGTCTACATTTCCTACTGCCTGATCTCGTCGCAATATCGCGGCATCAAGTTTTTGCTGGGCACCTTCAACAGAGTCTGTAAGCTGTTGCTGGCGCTGTTCTAGTTGTCTGATGGCTTCGATCCGTGCATTTAAAATTGCCTGCTGCTGTCTAGCGAGACCTATGAGATTGCCTTCTTGTAATCTATGATTTGACTGCTCAAGCTCTGCACGTAATGCATATTCGTCGCGAGCCACCTTCATAGATATTTGTGCCTTTTTTTGCGCTAAACGAAGAGCGTTGTTGGCATTGACTTTCTCAATTCGCTGAGCTTCAGTTAGCCCACCTGTGCTCGTAGGTTTGATCTTTGAAACAGGTTTCCCTTTATTCTGTTTGAGCCCAAGTTTTTTCAACTCATCAGCAAGTCTTTGTTTAAAATCTGTTGTTATTACGGCTTTGTCACCATCGAAGTCTTTAATGCCAAATTCAACGTCAATGAATAGCTTTCTTCTACCTTCAAGCTTTTCAAGCTGTTCCCTAGCTTCTTTAAGTTGTTTCTTGATACTCTCAGCGTCACTCGCTTGTCCCTTGTAATATCCAGCTCCCTCAATAGATTTGAGAGCCTGCTCCATATTTTGGACATTGGTGGTTATTTCCTCGATCTTCCCGTCGACAACGTCAACGTCATCCGATGCCATAGCTTCATCGAATGATTCCTTACGCTTTTTATTGTCCTCAAGCACTAGGCCCAAGGCCACAAGTGGTGCAAGAACAAGCGCGATTTTGCCTGCCAACGCCCCGAGAGTAACGGCTAATTTCGTGTTAAGGGTGATATTCAAAGCAGCGGCGGCAGCATTAGCAGTGAAAAATGCTGCTCCAAGTCCTGTGACTAATCCAGTAATGGTTTTAAACGGACCAGGCAACCTGAGGAATATCTCTATAAGACCAGTTAGCGTTTCGACGATTGCCAGTGCAACAGGCATCAATGCATCGCCAATAACTACAGCAAGATCTGATACTGCATTGCTGAAGGCTTTGAATTTACCTGCTGGCTGCTCTTTGACAAATTTTTTGATCTCCTCGGTAGTCATTCCAAGGCTGCCACTCAAGGCGTTGATCAAAACGTCGGAAGTGATCTTGCCCTCGGATCCAAGCTGCTTAAGTTCTCCGACCGTGACACCCATCTCCTTCGCGATGGGAATCAAAACGCCGGGGATCTGCTCAGAGACAGATCGGAATTCATCGCCTGCAAGACGACCACTACCAATGGCCTGACTGAGCTGCATAAATGCAATTCTTGAGGCTTCCGATGTAGCGCCACTTGCAATGGCTACAGTATTAAACCCTTCGTATACCCCCTTAATTTCATTTAGGCTTACTCCAAGCGGTCTCAGACGGGCAAATACGTTTGCAAACTCCGTTGTTGCTTCCCTTTGAGATTTATTGAAGGTATCTGCACTGGTTTTGACAATTTTAAGAACCTGGTCATATTCCCCGTATTGCTTACTAAGTAGCTCGAGCTTCTTGCGTTGAGAAGACAGGTCAACAGAAGCTGAAACGGTTTGCTGAAGGAACGCTCCAGTGGCCAGACCACCGAGCAGACCACTACTACCCACTGCAGCGGATGCAGCATTTAGTCGCGCTCCTGCATTTTTAGCACCTCTTTGAAATGCTGCTCTACGACCTACGGCTTCAGGAACCCCAGGCCCCAGCATCCTCGGAGGAGCAGGGATAACATTCTGAGACCTCGTTTCAAGATTTATACCTTTAGAGGCTTGACGCTGAAGCTTATCTAGTTGTTTGCTGTACTCAATGATGGCACGCCTGCCTTCACGAAGCTTTTGCTTCTGCTTTTCAAGCGTAGAAGATAACTCAAGAAGTTCCTTAGCCGTTCTGTCAGCGTCAGCCTGATTCTTTTTAAGGTTTTTTGAGTACCTGACTAATTCAGCCCTCTTTTTTGAGTACTGAGCACGGGTTTCAATTATTGCTCGATCAACTTTCGCATTAGATCTGACTTGCTCTTCCTGTGCAGCCTTGATCCTGTCGACACTTTGCTCCTGTGCCTTTGTAAATTTAGCAGTCTCAGATATCGCCTTACTGGCGTTGACAACAAGGTCTAATTCATATCTGTTGTCTGCCACTTACACTCCTCGCCTTAATTTAAGTTTATCGTCAAGGAGTGATTACTTTATTTAATTCTGCAATTACATGCAGAGGCAACTTCCTTTGGGCAATTAACTTTTTATGTATCTCCTTGGTTTCTACCATGAATGCATTGTCATCCTCAATGGGGAATGGCAGGAACCCATCAAGAGACGGAGGCGAAGCTTTTTTCTTACTAAAACTTTGAGCAATAGAAAGAATTATCCCCGTCAGTTTGGCGGTGGTAATTGAGTAGATATTTGCAATACGCTTATCTCGCTCACCACTAAGTCGAATCAACTCATGAATCAACTTTAAAGGCATTCGAGCAAATGCTTCCGCACCTATATCAGCTCCCCCAGGCGTGGCACGGAATTCCGTATACAAGCTAAGTAAATCAAGGGGCGAGGTAGCCAGGTACTCCCTCAAGAAGGCAATACGTTCGGTGGCTGCCTCGTCAGTTAGTTTCCCTCAGATTCCTCAGCCTCTTCTTCGTCCTCCTCAGGCCATCCATTGCGCTCCCAATCAACGAATTCAAAAATCTCGTCGAGTAACTTCCGAGGCATCTCACGGGTGTCATCCATCTCCCAATCGGAAAGCTGAATCCACTTACCCTTCTCTTTGAGTTCAGCGCGATAACGCATGAATAAGGTCACAGTCTCGATCTTCATCTCACTGACCGACTGGCCCTGAGACTGAATCTCCGCAAGCTCGTCTACATAGTCAAACAGCAGCTCTTGGTTATTTTCCATGTCAGCAAGCGCATCAAGAGCCTCCTGCACAGGGATGTCCTGCTTTGTTGCCACTGACTTGGCAATCTTCAACATTGAGTACGTATTGTTTGCCTGCTTCTTAGCAGTTTCCTCAATACCCTCAATCTCTCCCGCTACAAGGTCGTTGTAGACAGGAAAACGAAAAGGTTTGATGTCGTAGTACTTTTTCTGGCCAAAAAAGATCTTTGAATACTTACTCATGAAACTATGTAAAAAGAAGTATCCGCCGCAACAACACCCTTGGGCTGATTAACGGCGTCTGAAGGAATTTCTACAGTTAAATTAGCACCTTCATCAGAGACAAGTTCCAAAGGCGAAGCAGTAGAAGCAGCGATAAAAACGGCTCCTACCACTAGTAAATCACCCTTGACCTTGCAATTAATGAAGAAGGACTGCTTATTAGCTGAAGTAAGCAGTTCAGCTTGCATCAGGCGTAAATATCGATTTCAGTTGTGCTGTTGTTCAGAGTGCCGACAAAGACTTCTCCTCTACTTTGAAAGGTCCACGAATATTCGATCAGACCATCACTAGGAGCTGCTTCCGATACGTCAGTCACACATGCTTGGAACGCACGGGTGAAATACAGGAAGTTGGAGCTGGAGTCTTGACCCAGCAGAGTCAACATTTCGACGTAGATTTCAACGTCGGGGTCGGACTCAGCGTTCAGCACCAAGGTCAGAGTTGGGTCAACGTCGCCTTGAGCAACACCACTACCATTAAGGCTGTTGATAAAGAAGCTGGTGCATGCAAGCTCACCGGCTTGGGTAACACCCACAGAATCTCTATAGCCGCTGTCGCCCAGCAGGAAGAATTCTTGAGAGGTAGGTGAAGGACTGAATTCTGCTTGTGTCAGACCTTTGAAATTCAGCATGGTCGCTGAAGCGGGACTTGTGTATGTGCCGCTGATGACGCCACTGCCGTGGGAGGCAGGGGTGAGTCGGGTGCCGCCGGGGTCAGCGATCCGCACAATGCGGTCCCTTCCCTTTGCAAACGCACCGCCTGGAAGTTGTGCCATTAGCTTATCTCACTAAGAATTGAGTAATCGGGGATTTGGATTTTCAGCCTTTCAAACGAGATATCAGTTTGAGGTGAATACACCACGTTCGTGATATCAGGGAAAGTGCGGAAAAGAAGCAGCCTTGGACTTTCTAATGTGGTGGCTTCGTCAAAAGACG